CCCGGCGCACCTTTACTTCCCGGCCTTCTCAGTGTAGCCTGTTTAAGATTACTGACATCAACATTGGCTGCTGTCATAACTTCTAGTGGGACTGTGTAATTCTCAGGCGGGAACTCCTCTCTCAAAATTGAGAAAATCTCACCACGATCAAATCCCATGTCTCTAAGTTGCGCACGTCGAGCGTCCCGCTCTTGTATCAATCGTGCCTCTACTTCGCCGTATTTGCGATAATAGCTTAGATCGGCTACAGCCTCTACTTGCCTAAAATACGCACCTTCAGCAGCATTCAATACTTTTGGTAGTATAGTTTTACGCAGCACTGCATCAGCGTCACCAGCGCCGCCCAACTTGTCAATAAAGTTTATTGCATAGTCTATGTCGTCTAGACGACTTTGTTGTCTTTCAGTAAGATTTTGTTTTTTGTTTATGTCTTTTAGTTCTTGTAAAAAACCCCTAATGTTTTTAGATTTAAAAGCGTTATCTGCTAAACCGCTTTTTATTTCCTCCATGCTAACACCCTCACGTTGAAGGGCGGCGAATATAACATCAGTTATAGTATTAGTGGATAACTCATCCACCTGTTCATATTTTACATTTGGCGTTAGACTAGGTGATCCAAGAACGCCCTCTATGTGGTTTTTAAATATTACATCATTATTATTATTTAATTTTACTCTATTTTTTTTATTTTGATCTGACAGTTTAACAAGATCGTCCATGCTGTTGATAACACCCAAAGACTCATCTGGGTCTAATGCTTTAGCAGAAGAACTGATAAACGCCTCACTAGAAGAACCACTGACAAATCCTTCTCTGTGTTGAACTGCATGTTGTACTTCGTGAAGCAAGGTGGAGCGAAACTTTTCTGGATTCTTTAACAGATCAGCATTTATTTCTATATTACCAGACGTGTACGAGTATACACCATTAAAGTCTGGGTCGTCTACAATGTATACTTCCACATTTCTAAGAGACTCAGGCGTTCTGAAATCTAAATTAACATTGTCATAAAAACTCTTCTCGTAGGCGTTAAACAAATCCTCAAAGTCAAGTAGGCTCCCTAGCGGTATGGTGTCGCCGGGAAAAAGATTTTGTACATCTACCGCAAGTTTAGCATCAGTAGTGTCTACTTCTAGTCTATGCTGTCCATCTGGCCCCTTGTAAACACCAGTCTGTGCAAACAACTCCGCTTCATCCATATCAGGATTAGCGGCCTTCATTACATCGTACTCATCTGCAGCTTGGCGACCCGCCCCGGTGCTTGTGCCAACCATTATTGGCGACACAGAAGTATCTGGCACTGTAGGTGCTGCGTCAAACGCCTGATCAGTCTGTGCTGTTACAGGCGGCGTGTCAGCTACAGTAGCAGGGGCCATGCCGTCAAAGTCATCACCTCCGGGTGTTGACCTGTCAAACATTTCACCAAGTTCGCCGCCTATTTCGCTAAGATACTTACCAGCATCGTCGCCATACTTAGATGCAATTTTAGCAAGGCCGGATACAGCTTTAGCTACCCCTGTCGCCGTAACACCTGCCATCTCTCCTATAAATTCCGCAGGGGAACCTTCTAAATTTACCGGCGTATTTTCGTTTATTAATTTTACTGCACTGTCCCGGCTGACACCCTGATTAGACAGAGTTTCAAATAACTGCTCAATAGCACTATATTGAACAGCCCCCGGCATCATCATTTGTTTATCAGAAAGTGGAGGAGCCGCTGCACCTAAGTCTACAATATCACCTGCTGCTACAACAGGGGCTGTAATAGAACCTTCAACAAAATCCAACGGGGCTTTCTGTACTTTTTCTTTCGACTCCGCTAAAAGTTCTGGAGAAAACGGAGGAGTATCTAAATCTGGTATTTCTACCGGATCAACCCGCTCAAACAAATCCATTTGTTGATTTAGGCTACGTGCCATTCACTTCATCTCTTAACTGTTTTAGCTTACGTAATGCAGCTACTGCACCCTGTGATCGGTGCATTAAAATATTATTATCAGACTGCTCTAATGCTTTATGCTGTTGTTCAATCAGCATGTCTAGATAGTTATTGAACGCCTCCCATTGGCGGTTGTTGCCCACCCACGGCTTGAGGCGGCTGAGTAGCTGGTCCTTGTTGTGGTTGTACATTTGCACTAAATCCTTGTTCACCCGGTACAGGAGCCTGTCCTACACCTATGTTACCGCCACCTGCACCAGAGGTATCCATAGGATTAGCACCAGCAGGTGCTGGCGTTTCTCCGGGTTGCTCTAGCGGTGCCTGAAACTGTTTCATAATTTCTGCTTGCAGGGCGGCTTCATTCATATTGTTGGTTACTTTGTCGGGGTCTAGGTCCATAGACTTTGCAATCTCACGGATTACATATTGAAATTTTGCATACGGTGCCAGTACAGGATTACTGGCAACTTGCAAGAACTGCATAAGGCGTTGACTGCGTACTTCATTAGCCATAAGACTTTCTGTACCACGGGCCTTTACTTCTAGGTCGCCTTTAATTTCAGGGTCAAAGTCAAACTGCATATTAAACCGAAAGAAGCCTTCGCCAAGAGGCCGAAGCAGATAGTCGTCTACATTTTTAATGACAGTCTTAATGCTTCCTGCAGCAGCCCCCATAAGCATGGAGATGCCACTGGCAGTACGGCCCACACCTTGTACGCCTGTCTGGCCATGTGCGAATGATGGGAAGCCGGTGCTTTCATCAGCAAGCTGCCGGGACTTATCGAACAGCATCATATTTTCTGACGACACATTAGGAAACTTTGTGCCGAAGATAGCCTGACCCGGTGCGCCACCTTGACGACGAAACACCTTACCCGGATACAGTGACAGGTCTTGCCCCGGCACCAGATTGGTTTCATCTACCTCTACAATCAGATTACCCGATAGAACAGCGTTGTCCACAGCCATACGCATAAAGCCGTTCATCAACGTCTGTGTATCGTCCATGTTCTCTGCAATGCCTACACCAAAGAAGCTGTATGGGTTCATTTCATATGGAGCAGCAACATAAGGAATTTTAGCTGGCTTAAACGGATTAAGAACCATACGAAGAAGTTTGCCGTTACAAATCCAAACATTTGCTTGCAGTTCGTCGAAATCTTGCAGTTCCTTTGGTATGTCTACACCATTCTCCTCAAGCATGCTTGTGTCGCACATGCCCCAGTATTCTAGCACTTCAAAACGATCAATGCCGTGTTCCGGTGCGTAGTCAGAAAGATCATCCTCCCAATACTTTTTTGTGTAGTTCTCTCCCATATCGACACATTCATCAATGACTTGCCCCCTGAAGTACGGGCGTTTTTTAAGTTGGCGCAATTGGGAACGAGACATTTTATGTCGTTCTATTACAAACTGCGTTTCATCAATGTTGTTTGCGTCCGGGTCTGGGTAAAAATTCCACACTGAAACATGGTTGACTTGTGGAACTGTTTTGAACAGCGGGTCGTATTCACCGTCATCATTCCAATTAGGGTACTCTTTATCCGTAGCAAACGGACCTTTCATAATACCAGTGCCAAACAACGCCATTTCAAACGCACTGCTGCGAAGGTTTTTGTTTGCGCCAGACTCTTCTAGCTGATCGTGAATCTTTTTCTGCATGCGTTTAGCCGCAACTAAGGCAGGATTAAACTCAACAGCGGTAGGTGTTGTACCCGGACCTTCCTTTAGTTTGTCCTCAACAGGACGCAACTTCTCGCCTAGAGAGCCAAGTTTATCTGAAAGATTTGACGACGTAGCACCCGGAGGTAACTCCATGCCGTCCCCCGGAAACCCATACGGACTAGATAAAGCAGTCTCGCCTTGAAGTTGTTCAGGTTCTTTGGGATCAAAGTGAACTGAGTCAACTACACCTTCAGGAAGTTCTGTAGGCTCAATAGACAAAGGAAACTTATTGTTAGCAAACAGTACATCAACAATTTGACCGTATGCTGCCAGTGTTTTTGTTTTAGTAACTTTTATAAATACACGAGATTTTTCAGACTCAGTGAACTGTACGTCTGGGCCGTAGAGACCACGATAATTGCGATATGAACGAAGCCAGCGTTCCTCATCCTGATATCTATAATCTTCAGCCCGTCTATACCGCTCCATAATAAAAGGAATGATGTTTGTTACATCGGCATCTTCGACAACACTATCGTCCGTGTCCTCAAGAACAACAGCATCGTCTTCAATCATAATTTCATCTTCGTTCATGATTTTTCCTTAATATCCAAATGTAGAATCAGCTACCGGCATACCTGTCGATGGTCGGCCATGCGGGTCGTAGTCGAAAATAGAGAACCGGGGTCGGGACATAATACCGTACCGGAGTGCGTCATACAAATGGTCCTCAGACTTTGTGTCAACGTCTTCTGGATTTCTTTTGTCCAACGGGATGGACGGTATTTGTGATATGACATTTGTACAGCTATCAAAGAATACAAGTCTTGGTTCCTCTGTAAATTCGTCTATCTGTAGTCTACGATGTATTTCGTTCTTACCTGCTACACGGCTACCACGACTACGGTCTGATGGTCTCCAGCGGCAGCCTTTGCTAATCATTTGCTCCGCAAGAGAAGGACCAGTATCGCCACGCTTGTGCCAAAGACTGCTATCCAAAACACCATACTTAATGTTGCCATCTTCAGCTTCCAAATCCAATATCATATCAGCCAAGTCTGTGGCCAAAACCTTACTGACGTATAATTCTCTATACACAACCAGTTGCTCATCAGGCGCAACGGCAAACCAAATAACACCAGAATAACTGCCGTAACCGTAGTCACATGCACGAAACTTGACCCAGTTGCTAGGGATACGATAAGGCTCCACAACATGAACATCCCGATTAAACTCAGTAAACGCTGCGCCTTCTTTGATGTCCCAATCGCCCTCAAGAAGCTGCCTACGCTGCTGCTCTGGAAGAGAGAGAAGCATGGCTTCATAGTCTCCTGCCGCAGATAGGTACGGGTTATCAGAAAGTCTTGCTGGAATGAACCGTCTTTTGAATAGAGATTTTCCAGCCTTGCTATGTCCTGCTGGGTACTTGAGTACTTCTCCTGTTTCAATGTCGGTTGCATCAAATGTCCTGTTATACGGTGCAGGGTCAATAAACATCTTCTTGACCCACTGATGGCCCCGTCCTCCGGGGTTAGTCGTAGCCCTCATAAAGATAGGCAAGTCTGGTGCAGTGGACCGTAGACGAGAACGCATGTAATTCCATGCATATGGTGTGGCCCACTGAGTCAATTCGTCAAACCCTATCCA